CTATATCAACAATCGCCTCTGGTTCGCCCGCAACCGCGACACCGTTGCCATCTCGGACGTGCTGGACGCCGACCTCTACGACCCATTCTGGAACTCGTTCCGAGTCGGCGCCGGCGGCAATGACCGCATCGTTGCCATCCATCCGTGGGTCGAGGGGCAGGCGTTGATCTTCTGCCGCAAGAGCATTTGGTTAGCTAACCTCAACGAGTTTGCCAGCACAGACGGCAGCGACTTCTCGGTGGACACACCGGTTAGCCAAGTCACGCAGCTCACCAACGAAATCGGTTGCAGTGCCCGAAACACCATCGTCACGGCGGGCAACTTTGTCTTCTTCCTGTCCGACGCTGGCATCTACCGCCTCGACAGCCGCCTTGATCTCAAGCTGCGCGGCGACACCATGCCGCTTTCCGAGCCCATCGCCGACCTCTTTGCCACAGTCAACCAAGCCCGCGTCGAGAAGTCAGCTTTCGCGGTCTGGCACGACAATCGTTATCTCATCGCACTCCCGACCAGCACCGAGCCGCTGGACGGCAACCAGCTTGTCCTCTGCTGGAACTCGCTGAACAACCAGTGGGAATACCGCGACACCTATCCGAGCAGCGCGGCGGTCAATCAGATCCTTGTCGCCACCTACAGCAACAAGCGCCGCGTCTTTAGTATTCCGCGTTCCGGCAACCTGTATCTGTTGGAAGAAGTCGCGGCGGCGAATGACGACAACGCAGCCGGTGGCGGCACAAGTCCGGTGGTCGGCAGCATCAAGACCCGCCGCTACGACTTCAAGGAGATGTCGAGCAAGCGATTCCTTCGCTCGGTGGCTAACGCCGTGCTGCCCAACGGAAGCACGATAAAGACTTACGCCAATATCATCGACCCAGACAATCGGCACTACGACTACGACGAAAGGCTGACTTACCCAAGCCTGCCCGAAGCAGATCGCCCAAAAGAAATCGGCACGATCACCAACAGCAGCGGCAGCGAAGAGGACTACCATCTCAAGAGCCCCGTGCGCTTCAAGGCCCACGCCGCAGAGCTGGTCTACGAGACAAGTGGCGGCCGTCCTGAGATCCGCTCTGTCGCGCTGGAAGCCTCGCCCAAGTCCCTACCGGCAACACTTACACGCAACGAATCATAAGGAGAATAGAACATGGCAACCTACGGACACACATTTACCAGCGGCGACACCGTCACGCCGACCAAGCTCAATGCAGCCCGCACAGTCAGCGACATCGTCAATGCGGACATCAGCGCCACGGCAGCAATCGCGGCAACCAAGCTGGCCAGCGACAGCATCACGAACACGCAGATCAAAAGCGATGCCGCAATCGCCGGAACCAAGATCGCGCCGAACTTCGGAAGCCAAAACATTACAACAACTGGACTGGCTGGCATTGGCATGGCGCCGACCGGCGCGGCCGGACTTGAAGTGGTGAATGACGTGTCAATTTTTAAGTATGCCGCGCTAAACGCTGTAATTGTCCGTCGAGCAAATGGCACGCAAAGCAGCCCGACGATTGTTGCCAATAACGACGGCATCGGGAGATTCCTTGGCGCGGGATACGATGGTTCAGAGTATAGAAATGCCGGCCAAATTTCCATAGAGGTTGATGGAACCCCCGGCGCTTCTGACATGCCGGGGCGAATCGTATTGAGCACCACGGCGGACGGCTCTGCGTCGCCGACAGAGCGCATGCGGATCAACTCAAGCGGAAGCGTTTTGATTGGAACAACCACAGAGGGCAATGTTGGTGCATATTTTTTGCCATCAACAAATCAGCGGATGGTGCTTAGTTGCGGAACTGACACAACTTCAAGCAATTCGCTTGTCAATTTTAGGAATACAAACGGAATAGTTGGGGCAATCAGCACCAACGGCAGCGCAACGGTGTATGGAACAAGCTCAGATTACCGCCTAAAAGAAGGTGTAACACCTTTAACCGGCGGGCTTGAAATAATCAACCAGATTAGGGCGTGCGAGTTCAAGTGGAAGTCTGACAATTCTATTGGTCGCGGATTTATTGCCCACGAACTGCAAGCGGTCGTTCCTGAAGCTGTGTCTGGCCACAAGGATGCCGTCGATGCGGAGGGAAACCCAGAATACCAAGGCGTCGATGCGTCCAAGTTGGTGCCCTACTTGGTCTCGGCGGTCAAAGAACTCAAGGCCCGCGTGGAGGAGCTGGAGGCAGCCTAATGAAAGCCCAGCTCGCCGAACTCATCGAAGCCTACGCCGCAGCCCGAGTGAGCGGCAACCGGATGCTCTTGGAGTATGCGGCGGGCAAGCTGAACGAGCTCATGGCGGCCATCGAGGTGGCGGTGCCGAAGGAGATTTTGGAGCAGAGCGCAGAAAACAAATGATGCCATGGAAGCAAGCCTACGAATATGCCATGCGGTGCGGCGTCTCGCCGGAAGATTGGCAGAAGCGCATCAACTGGTGCCTTGAATATGGACACGTCATTGCAACTCCAAAGGAATTTCTCGCCTTCCACGACGCCGATCACAACGGAGAGCCGGCATACTTTGTTGTCAGCGCACTTGGAGGCACCGGCCATGTGCTGGCCCGCTTCATGCGACATGCGTGCGAGCCGAAGAAATGGGTTCTCTGGAGCCGCAACAACGAGGAGCGGATCAGGGTTTTTGCGTGGGATAAATTAGCTAGAAAGGCAGGAATACAATGATTGAGCAACTGATAGAATGGTCACTTTGGGCGATGACAGCGGCGCCGTTTTTAATCGGCAAGTTCGGTGGCGGCGGCGGAAGTCCGCAACCTCCGCAACTTAGCCCGCAGCAATCGGCCGAGCTGTTTGAAAAGCAGCTTCAGCTTCAGCAAAGGTATCTTCCCGGCATGGTGGCAACCGCCGGAACGGCTTCTCGCGGTCAGGACGCCGAAGCAGTGCGATTCGGTCTTGGCATGCTCACAAATCCGAGCGCAGCGATTTATGCCTCGGAAATAGGCTCGCTGAATCAGCGCGTGTCCGACGCCCAGAACCGAATCAATACGCTCAATGAGCAGCTAAGAACGGGAACCGCAACGACAACAACGCAGCAGCCGTGGTTTTTTGGAAATCGCTCTGTAACTTCATCCCAAAGGCTCAATCAGTCGCAGCGCGACGATATACAGCGCCAGATCGCCGACTTGCGGCAGCAGATCAGAGCGAACCAAGACCGGGTAGCCGTCTACAATGATCCGACCTTTGCCGAACGACAGCTACGCGGCTCGCTTCCGCAGGAGTTTGCCGCAAGGGATAGGCTGCTTGGCGACATTGATCGTGCGCGCGCTTCGTCGCCGGAATACCGCAGGGCGCAGGCGGCGATGGCTCGCGGGCTCACAGCGCAGCAGGCTAACATGGAGCGCGCGCAAGCGCAGGAGACTAACCAGAGCACCATTGGCGCGAGGCTTATGAGCGAGGCGATGCGCAAAATGGATCAGGGCGGACGGCTTTCGCCGGAAGCCCAGCGCGAGGCGGTGCAGTCGGCCCGCCAAGGATTCGCTGCTCGCGGCATGGCCACGGGCAACGCAGCCCTCGGCGCCGAACTGCTCAACCGTGATCGCTTTGCGCGTCAGCGTGAGTTTGAGAACCTCGGCTTCGCCCAAGGCGTCGAGGCCCAAGACCTCGCCCGCCGCACGCAGAACACGCTCAACAGACAGCAGGCAGGAATGCAGAACGCGCAGGCGTTCAACCAGATGTCGCAGTTCAACACGCTGCAACGCGCCGACACCGGCCGCTTCAACATCGGTCTCCTCGGCCAAGCCTCGCAGATGTCGGATGCCGAGCGCGCACGGCAGCTATCGCTCGGACAAGACGCCTACAACTTCGGACTATCGACCAACCCGCGCATGATGCTGGCTGGTCTGGGCTCGCCGTATGCGAATATGACAGGACCGGCGATGAGCATGGTGAGCGGGGCGCAGGGGCTTCAGCCGATGTATAGCGGTGGGAGTTTTAGTCGCGGGAACCAGGGCATGAACATGATTGCCGGCGGACTTGGAGGTGCGCTGAGTGGTGCGGCCATGGGCGCGGCGCTCGGTGGTAGCGCAGGGCTTGGATTTGGCGCAGTGCCGGGAGCTATCGGCGGTGCCATATTAGGTCTCGGCGGCGGACTTCTCTCCGACGAGCGCGAGAAGAAGAACGTCAAGCCGCTCGGCAAGGCCGGCAAGATCCTCGGACTGACGGCCTATAAATTCGACTACAAGAACGGCAGCAAGGGCAACGTGGGCTTCATGGCCCAAGACGTTCAGAAGGTGTTACCGGAGGCGGTCGAAGAAGTGAACTACAAGGGCAAGAAGCGTCTGGCAATCAAGCCGGCCGTGATCGGTGCCGCGCTGGCCAGCGAATTGGCCGAAGCCAAAGCGGCTTAATCAATAGGAGGACAACATTATGGCATGGGACCCAGGAACATTTTGGGCGCTTGAGATGCAGAATCAGCAAAACCAGCAAGCCCAAGCCCAACAAAACACGCAGAACATGATGGGCGCTATCGGAGACATCGCCGGCGCCTACATGAAGTCTGAAGAGCAAAAGGCCAAGGGCCGAGCATTCAAAAACACGTTCAATGTGTTGGCACCGGCACTGAACATGACAACCGACAAGCTGGCCCAAGTTGTCGGAACGGAATCGCTCAAGAACGACAACGACTGGTATTACGCCAGCGAGGCTTTCATGCCTATCCTGCCGTCGCTGATCAACCTGCAGCTTTCATCTGACCGCTTGGGCGTGACGCAGCAGGGGCAGCAGCTCGCCACTGACCGCATGTACACGCAGGAGCAGTTGCGGCGTGAGCGGGACGCCATCAATAACCCGCCACCGCCTAAGCCAATGGCTCTGCCTCCAAATATCCGACGCTTCAACACCAACGCCGCGCCAAGCGGAACGCCTAATTCCTGATATGCCACCTCGCAACTTACAGCCGCCGCTTGAGCCAGGCGAAGAGCCGCTTCCGGTTATGGACACGGGCATTCCGTGGGAAAAGCTGCAGGAGATAAACGGGACCAACATGACGAGAGAAGACCTTCTGGACGCAGGACTAACGCCGCAGCAGGTTGAAGACTTTCTTGTCATGCAGTCTGCCGGAACCGCGCCTGATGCCGTTGCCCAAGGGGCAGCGCAGCAGCAGCAGCCAGAGGTTCGCCGTGCAGAGCCAGCGGCCCCTCGCACGCCAACCGGATCGCGCATTGATCTGTCGTTTATCAATCGCCTAAATGACCCCAGCCTATCCGAAGAGCAGGCCGCCGCTGAATACCAAAAGCTGCCTCCGGCGCTGCGCTACGTCTACGACAGGGCTGCTGACTTTTCGTACAACAACCAGGGCAGCGACACTCCTGCGCAGCTTGATCCGCAGGATGCGGCTGGGTGGCTGGATGAGTTTTACCAGCAACAGAGCAGACAGTCTGCCAGTCAAACTGAAGATAAGGCCAATAAGCCGCTCGGCCCACGCGAGCTTCAGCTCGCCATGGATGACGTTTCATTGATGCGCAACACAATTGAGTCTTTGCGCAACCACGAGGGCCGCAGCAAGGCGCTTGGGTATCGTGGACCGTTCAATATAGCCGCCCCGTCTTATTGGGGCGGCGAAGAGGACAAGGAAACCGGAAAAAAGAAACCGGCAGCAGGAACAGCGGCGGCAGGGTTTTCAAGTCTCATCGATAGCTCTCGAGCCAAGGTGTTCCTTCCCGTTATTCAGCGCATGCGTGGATTTGGCTCAATGCAGGTGCGGGAGGCTGAGGCTGCAGTCAATTCGGCAAACCGACTTTCTCTTGAATTGAGTGAGAAGGACTTTGGAAAAGCGCTCGAAGAGGTCGAAGATTTTGCCGACCGCTTCGAGGCCAGAGCTAAAGGTGCCCCTGTTGAGGAAATCAAAAAGCAGCGCGGAGCAGTCGCTTCGGCGCAGCCATCCGCCAAAGAAGAAACCTTCATGCACGAAGGTTACAAATACCGCAGACTCCCAGACGGGTCTGCCGAGCTAGTCGAGTAAACCTACATGCCGCCGAAAACATTAACGGCGGACCAGGTTGCACAGATTGATGGCCAGCGCGCGGCGCCGGCATTCAACCCTCGCAATCTTGTCCCGCAACGAGAGGAGTTTTTAGCCGACAGCATTACGGCGCAAAAACGCCGCGAGGCTGCTCCAGCTACGCTGACTGCAGAGCAGACAGATGCTGCCGAAGCGCAAACCAGCGTAGAGGCAATGACGCCATTCGGCCGAGCCATGGGCGCCGAGCCTAATCGGACGGCCGGCCCTGTCATGCAGCCAAAGAAGCGACTCTCGGCGAATGAGGTTGACCAGATTCGCTACGAGCAGATCAGCAGTCCGGCCTACATGCCGACCAAGGAAGAGTGGCAATGGTCGGAGAACTACAAGAAGACCCGGAATGACAGGGTTGCCCAATTCGGAAAAGCTGCCTGGAACGCTGGCGGCGGGATCGTTCAAATGGCGGCAGCTACAGCCTATGCGCCGTTTGATTTTATTGTGCGCGGGACCAAGGCGTATGACGAGTGGGTCAATTCTTCGGCCGAAGGAGTTCGCCAGTCCGGCATTGGTCTTGCGGAGCTGTGGTCTTGGGCTGGCGACGTTTACGAGGACAACCAGAAAGAACTGCAGCGCTACCGCAACCTCAACGATGATGTGCGCAAGCAGCTCGCCGCGGAGAACAAATTTACCGGCAATCCGCAGCAGGATGGGCAAATTCTTGAGCAAGCTATAGAGCAGGCCAAGGCGTCCGGTCTTTACGATAAGACCGCCGGCGACCTGCAGGAGGATGAGGACACGCGCTATCAGCGATTCATCCGCGACAGATCTTTCCAACAGCAGGCGGCGAACATTACCGAGACAAACATCGGAACACTGCCGGATGGCCGCGCTGAGATGGGCATTGATCCGGCCAAGGTCAACCCGGGGCTTGTGACGTTGACGCAATTTGTTGTCGATCCACTCAATGTTGCCACTGCCGGACTCGGCGTATTTGGGAAGCTGCGCCTGTTCCGCCGCGCCGCAGCGCTGACCGGAACTCCTCTCAAGGGATTGTCGCGCGTGGCCAAGTCCGGCGCGGACAAAGTGGACGATCTTTACGGCGGCATCGTCAGCCGTATTTACGACAAGACGGGATTAGACGAGGCGACAGCCATGTCCGCGCTCAACAACCCCGTGACCTGGCGCGCCGTGGCAGCTATGGCCGCTCTCAAGACAACTGGCAAAGTGCTGCGGAAGTCCGAAAACTGGCTTGAGACCGGAAGTATTATCGCCAAGGAAATGGGAACCGGAGGTGTCGGCGTTGCCCGTGCAGACGCCGCAACAAGGCTGCGCAGCGCACCGATTCCTGAGCGCTACCGCCGAGCCTATGAAGGATTCTTTACATCGGCCGACAGCACGCTGCGCCGCGTAAGCGAGACGCCGGGACTGTCGCCGGTTGCCCGACGCTCAGCGGCGACCCTTGATCGAATGGGCGCAACGCAGGCGTTCCGGCTTGCTGATGATGCTGTTAGCGGAGTCGCGGCTACGGCTCCGATTGCCGTTCCGCTTGCCATTTTGGCGCCAGAAGACCGTCAGCCGGAGCTGCTCGGCTCAATCGCAGCCATCGGCGCCATCGGCGGAACAATCGGTGGCAAGGCCCAGCGCATGTCGCAGATGGACGATGCCCTGGTTGCCAAGATGCTGGCAGACGCAGAAGTGTCCGGTGGAGACGCGGTGTCGATGGCCAACATGCTGGGACACGACATGCTGGTGAACATCGCTCGGAAAACTAGCGTCATGTCTTCCAAGGCGGATTTCGTCCCGCTGCGTGGCGTGGAATACGAGCTGAACACCACGGTCAAAGAGGCGATGGGCCAGGGCAACAAGGGCATCTATGTGGATGCGCGCAAGGGCGAACGTCCTCGCGTATTTCTGAACATCGACAAGATGGCAACCGGCGATGTGGCCGGCCATGAGATTGGTCATGCCATCCTCAAGAGCGACATTCTTGGCGGGAAGATCAAGCGCAGTATGCGCGCCATGGTTGATGCAGAGTATGGCGCCGAAGGTCTGGCCGCACGCGGACGCGAATACGCAAAGGCAACGCTCACTCAGGAGGTCAACCAAGGCACAACTGGAATCAAGCTCGAGGTGCTGACGCCGGAAGAGGTCAACCGTATGGCGGCCGGCGTAAGCGAAGCTGACTTGATTCGCGAGCGCTGGGAAAAGGACGCCGCGTGGCGCGACCAAGCGATCAACGACCGCGTCGATCTGCTTAACCAAGAGCGACTGGCCAAGGGCGAGATGGAGTGGGATTGGGCGCGCGACGAGATTGCGGCCGAGACGTTCAGTGGACTTGGAAAAGGCATCAACTTATCTGGCCTACGCGCCAGCGGGCCGATTGGCAGGGCTTTAGGCGCTGCTTCAACGGTATTTGATGCAATGGGCGCGCGACTGCGCGGCAATGGACGCCTTGAGACGCCAAACAAACTCTTCACCGAAAATCCGCTTTTCGACACGCCGCAGATGCGCAAGGCGGTCAATGACTACGTCAAGATGTACGACCGCTACTTGGTCGGTCTTGAGAAAGAGGGCGCGGTCAAGCAGCGCGGAACTCCCATCGCTCCGACCGGCAAGGCGAGCGATGCCGCGCGCAGCCCGCACACGCGCGTATACAAAAACGGCAACGTCGTTGAGAGCGACCTGTTCATCGAGCGCCCAGACGGGACGCTGGAATTGAAGTCGCAGCAGATGATCAACACGCAGGAGAAGGCCCGCGCTGCTACCCTAAAGTCAATCAACACGCGCGACCGCTTCGTGCCTGAGAATAGCTCCGAATGGGGCGCGCGGCGGCTGTCCAATGGTCGCGTTGAAGTGGGCGGCGCAACGCTGCCGGCGCAGTTTGACTACTTTGTACAGGTGCCGGAATGGCTTCGGCTCAAGGCCCGAGAAATGGAGGCAGAGCGGGCAAATGGTCGCAGCTACTTGTATAGCTACAACGCTATCGGCACCGGAGAGAGCGGAAGCTACAAGATAAAGAACCTCGGCAACGTCGAGGCCAAGACCGGTGAGGCTGTGCCATTCGGTTGGTCGATGTCGAAGGCCAACCACCTGCTCGCCAAGGTCATCGATCTCAATTCGTTCCGCGCAGCGACCATGCGAGCCATCGACAACCAGCAGCTCGGAGAGTTTGGCAACGACATGCGCGCGGTAGAGGCCGGCCTCAAGCAACTGCTCAAGAACTACAACGACGGCGTTCCCGGCGAGACCGGGCTTGGTGTCACACGCAAGAACATCCTCAACGGATTGCTCGGAACCGGCACGGCGATTCACCGCAAAAGCAACCCTGTGTGGCACACGCTCAACAACCAGGGCAGCATCCGCACGTTCCGCTTCGACCGACTCAACTACGCCGAAAAATACGACACCGGCTACTTCCCGCACTACGACAAAATCAATATCAATGCCCTGCCGGACGGCGCCGGACGCATGTCGGTGGACGACTGGATGCGCTTCGACGCCGACCGCCAGCAGACATGGCTCAACAACCGTGCGCGCGAGCGTGGCTACACGAATGCGACCAACTGGGCGAACTCGGACGAGGCCGGCTTCGCGGCGGCTTCGGATGAATACCGCAAGCTGTTCCCGCGGCCGGATGCCCCAGTGGCCGCGAGAGGAAGCGCGTTGCCGGATACTAATCCAATCGAAGACTCCGCGCGCAGAATTCACTCAGTATACGACAAAAACCTTCTCGCCAAAGATCGCGACACGGCGCTGTATCCTCAAAACCCAGTGCCAGAAAGCGTTGTCCTTCCGCCTCGATATGGTCTTGTCGGCAACGCCCCGGGCATGCCGCGGAACTTTACCGAGGTTCGCGAGCTGGTAAAACTTCTCGCTGACCGCGTTGAAGACACGGGCAGGCGCGATGTTCCATTTGCACAGAAGAGCGCTCGCTTTTACTCCGACATGGCCAACGAGGCAGTCAGCCTAGCCGAGATTGTAGACCCACAAGCAACCGGCACCGCGCGCTTTAATCGCGCCGACGAGATGCTGCGCTATTTGGCTCTCGGCAGCCAGCGCACCAATGTTCCTGTCAACAGCACCAAGTCGGCCGGTGCCGCGGCCAGCGTGGTCGGCAACTTTACGGCCGGCTACAAGATGGGATTTGGAGAGGCGCAGCGCGCAACGCGCCAAGCACAAGCTGATTTTAAGGCTGGCAAACACTTCAACCTGGACACCAAGGGCGTGCAGGACAAGGTGCGCACGTTCTACATCAACGGTCTTTCCGAGCTGATTGAGCTGGCACGCAAAAGCGGCGATCGCGCCGCGGTTGAAATCCTTGAGACACGCGCAGCAAAGTCGCTGAAACTGGTTGATCCAAACACTCCAAAGCTAACGCCTGAGCAACTCAAAGAGACCGAGCGAATCTTGGTCGGCAAGGCGACCATCGATATGTGGGATATGGCGGCCAAGCGAGTGGCGGTTCCCGGGTTTATCCTTGATCCGAAAAAGCGCGCCGACCTAAAGCAGCCGTTTGAGTGGACACAAAAAAGCAAAGCGGCAAAAGACACTATCGGATCTCCGAGGTGGGCCAAGGTTGCCAAGGAGCTTGGTATAGATTCGCCAGCAGAGCTTCGCTATCAGCAGGCCAGATCTCTAGGCATCGAGGGCAACTTCGACTGGACCGCGGAGACATGGAAGACCCGCGTGGATAGCGGTGCGCCATTTGCCGGCGGCGACTTCACAACCTACACCGGAAGCACAGACGCTGGGTTATCGCCTGGTGGCGGCGGGCGCCTTTACGATGCGCAGCAAGCTATTGACGGACTGCTGGCCGACGAGCTGAACCGCCGTGGTCTGGCCTCGATGTTTGGTAAAGACAAGCTGTTTGCTCGCAACGCGCAGGAAATTCTTTGGGCCATCGAGAAAAAGGACAATCCGATCCTAGCTAACAACGACCTGTCGCTCTTCGGAGACAGCATTCAGCCGCTAAGGCAAGAGCTGGAGGCAATCGCTGAGAGAGGCGGACAGCGCAACATCCGCGGGGCTCAAGTGCTAGACGCCATGGAGCGCGCATACACGGCAATGGCGATGCAGGAGATGCCGTTCGAGGTGGCGACCGTGGGCACTGGGCGCACTGCGAACGCTATCAATTCTGCTTTGGCGACCATGGAAAAAGCAGGCGACTCACAGGCGCTTGCCAGACTCACCGCACACTTCGCTAATAATCTGGCCGACGAGCTGACTGGCTTGGCGACCGAGCACGGAATGAAGCTGCAGGTCGATTCAGTGAAGACCGACCTCGGCGGATTTACGATGGACGACGGCACCTACACCGAGACGCCGCAGATCACGGCTGTCATTCGAGGCAACACTGCAGACACCAAATATCTAATGCAGGTTGTTAATGAGGCTGTCGAGCAACAGGGCGGCAACCTTTTCCGCCGGCCAAGCGTCAAAGAGCTATATGATCCGGCGGTAGAAAAGCAGCCAGTTGTGTCGTTTGAAACCTCTCAAATGACAACGGCGCAGCGCACCGCCTTTGTCACCGACTTGGCGAAAATCCGCGACAGCAAGGGCAACCGGATATTTACCGGCTATACGCCCTCAGAAAATGGAGTGTTTATCGGCGGTCAGTTTTACGATGGTGACTTTGCGGTCGCTGTTGACAGGCACGACGCCGCAATTCGGGGCGCCATGAAAAAACACGGCGTGTCGGTTATGACCGTCGAAGACATGATCGTGCCATCCTATCGCTCGTCTGACCCGGTTGCTCCGAGCGCATTCCGAGACGCTGTACAAAAACTGTTTTACAACAAGGCCGTCAGTGGCGTTGCAACAGATGCCCCAACCTCAGTTTTGCAGCCTGCAAACGTACAAGCCAACTTGCAGTCTCGCCTAAAGAAAAACGAAGCCATGTTTGCTGGGCGCGACAACCTGGACGCACTGGCCAAAGCAATCAACGAATCTGGCAGCATGTCTGCAGACCAAGCCTTGGCGCGCGTTGGCCAGACCATGCAAATCCCCGGCACCAAGAAAATGCAGGCTGCTTTTTCCGACTACGTCCGCGGCAACCGAAAGAAATACGATGCGCTGCCGGCGGCAGATAAGAAGGCTGTGTCCGAATATATCAAGCAGGCGCGCGAGGAAGCCAAAGCCCTGCGCGACCAAGAGGCTGCGTTTTCTAGGGCCGCAAAAGAGGGCATCAGGAGGCGCCGCTCTGAGATTGCTGACCGCTATGACCCGCAAAGGGCGCTTGACGAGATTGACGCGGCCAGTCTGCTGGGGTATATGGGAGAACTGGAGACAGTGCCATGACGAAAGAACAGCTGCTAAAAAAACAAGAAGAACATCAGCGTGTGCTTGACCGCATCAACGCGAAGTTTTCGCGCCCGGGCGCTTGGACTATCGGCAAAGAGCTGGGCGAGAACGGCGCGTTTGTCGCTTTGGGTCTCCAAAAAGCCGGCATCTCACCGCGGCAAGACGCCAAGTCATCTTAGCTCACCAGCCAAGCGCAACGTGAGATCGGAGCCCGCTACGGCGGGCTTCGTCATTTCTGCCAGACTCCTTGCCAGAGTGGCAATCGGACACAGTAAAGCAATGGGTTACGAATGCGCTGCTCTACCAACTGAGCTACTTCGGCCAAATTGCTTTTTCTCTGTAAAACCAGCTCCCAGATGTGATCTGAGTTGGTTTAAGTTGGTCTGAATTAAGGTATTTTTTGGCAGAAAACATGCCAGAGTTGTGCCGGACTTTTGGCAGGGTGATTTGACAGCGGAGTCTGGCAGCGATACTGCTGCGCCATGGACACGCACAAAATCACGGCGGCCGGTCTGACCGGAAAACTGTACCTCACGTCCGACTCGCCGCGCTGGCAGCTCGAGTTCCGGCACCCGCACACCGACAAGCGGCTGCGCATTTCCACCGGACTGCGCGACCTGACCATGGCCAAGGAGAAGGCCAAGGGCATTATGACCGACGCCGGCCGCGACGGACTTGTCGCCCTGCAGGCGCACGCCCAGCGGACCACGGCCAAGTCTGTCGGTGAGGCGATTGATCATTACTTGAAGGTGAGCAAATTGCCCACCAAGCAGGCCAATGTCAACCGGCTGCTGCGCTTCCTTCGCGCCGTCATCGGCGGCACCAACGAGCAGCTCCGCGCCCAGCCGCTGACAGTCATCTCGCCGGCCAATACAGCCAAGTATCGAACCGAGTACGAGGGCAGCGCCTACAGCATCCGCGGGACGCTGGCCGGGGCGCGCTCGGTCTTTTGCCACCCGCATGAATGGGAAGGCTTTGCCCTGCCCGATTGCATTGAGAAATTCGCCGCGGCGACCACGGGCATCCGCGCGCCCGCCACCACCTTTGAGCGCATTGACCCGAAGATCCTTGAGGCGATGGACGGGGCCAGCAAGCAGCGCGGCGCCGCGATACGAAGAGCCTTCCTATTGACTCGCTACCTTGGCATGACACCCAAGGAAGTGGCGGCGTGCCGGCGGTCATGGGTCGAGGAGCGCAACGACAAGTTCGTGCTCGTCATCATCGAGCGCGAAGGGCTGACGCTGAAGACCGGAGCCAAGCGCGGACGTGCGCTGTCGCTGCCGGAGTGGATGGCCAAGGAGCTGCTCGCTGCGGACGACTACATGGTGACCGGCGCAACCCCCGGCACGCGAAAGATCTTCATGGACCGAGTGTTCAATGCCTTCGTCAGGGAATTTATCCCCGACCGTCCCGCGGCAGCCTACGAGCTGCGCAAGCAGGCTGGCTCCGACATGCTAAACGCTACCGGCAAGATCAGCGTAGTGCAGCACATGCTCGGACACACCGAGCCCTCGACCACGGCGCGCTGGTACGCAGTGTACGACCGCGAGGTCGATGTCGCTGCGGTGTGGGACAGGGCTACGGACTAACAACCAGATCCGCCTTCTTCGCCGGCTGAGGCGGCGCCCAAGGCAAGCTGAAGACAACCCGCGAAGGTATCCTTTGTCCCGGCCACCAGATCTTCGTATCATGCAGTCCGCCGGTCACCGGCACGGCCTTGATGATCGTGAGCAGCGGGCCGGTGAATCCGCCGGTGCTGTCTGCGGGGATCATCACGGTGCATGGCGTAATGCCGACCCACTCTTCGTTCACCATGACCATCATGCCCGAGGGCACGCTGTGGACTGCCATGGCTCTGGCCTTCGGTGCGGTCGGCGGCTCCGGCTTGGGCTCGGGCGCTGTGGCGCAGCCCGCGAGCAAAACAGCCGCAGCGAGCCTAATAAGGGACGTTGTCATCTTCGTGGCACCACTGGGCGATGTCTCGCAGGTTGTCGTCATAAGGCAACACATCGAGCGCAACGCACGCATTCCGCAGGCGGCACTCGCCGTAGGCACGGCGCAGGCCGAGCACGGCGCTGCCGGTGAAGCTGCGGCCGGCGAACCGGAAGGGTTCCGGCGGAAAGCATCCGGTGCCGAGGTAATCGAAGCGCTGGAGGGTCATGCTGCCTCCTCGTATTGTCCAAGGTCCGCGATGTTGCCTCCGGCAGCCATGTCTTTCATCACGGCGCGCGCGGTGGGTAGGTTGTGCAGGCAGACGATGCATCCGACCGTGTTATCCGGCTTGATGTGAGCAACGGCGTAGCGGTCGCCATCCGTTCCTGTCACCCAGTCGCCGCCCTTGTCTCGGGCAAAGACAACGAAGTGCCCCGGCAGCTTGGCATGGCGCGACTTTAGCTCGCAGACATATCCTGCGAGGTCGTTGTGCGGCTTACGGCGGCTCATCGCACCGCCCTCCTCGCGTGATTGATGACCTGCCGCAGCGCAGCCTCGAGTCGCGGCGCGGCGGCGTAGAGATTGGCATTGGTGTGCAACTGCAAGCCAGCCGCGATGAGCTGGCGATACTGGCGCCGATGGCGGCTGCCGTTGATGCGCTCGCCTGCCCACTCACTGGCGGCGAATCCGATGAGGGACAGGGTGCGTGGGCTGATGCGGGTCATGGTTGTTCCTCCGATGGTTTAACGATCCGGCTTGCCGCCTGATAAATGCGGCGCAGTTGATACATGGCGAAGGCAAGCGCCTCCGGTGAGTCTGGCTGGAAATAGGACTCCAGCACTTCGGCTACGGCCTGTCGTTCTGTGGCGTTCATGATTGTTTGGCGAATTGCGAGGCGGCGGTTATGCGGCGGGTCTGGTAACCGCTCGCAGGGTTGCGGAAATACTGATGCAAGTTGCCGTTGGTCATCACTTGACCCGGGCTGCTTTCGGAGTCTGCGGGCGGATAAACCAGCACACGCTTGGTATTGCGACCATCGACTCCGGTCGTGAAGCCGGCGCGCTTCCAGCCCTCAGACTCAAGCACTCGGACTGTGGTTGTTTGTGCTGGCGTCATTGATTTGCCTCGTTTGAAAGAATCCGCAGCGCGGCTTGCAGGTCTAAAACGGCAAGGTGCAAGTTTGAATGCGAAGGCGTGTCGAGTTTGGTCTTGTTGACTTTTTCGATGCGCTCAATAGCCCAGAGGATGCTGTCTTGCGCCGTCCACTTGGGCATTGGCGGAATGGTGATTTTTTTGGCGCTCATGTTAGTTGGCGTTGGCGATCTCATCGCAAAGCACGCGAAGATAGTGGTTGGCTGTCCAAGTGCTGATCTTCTTGCCATGGATGCCGTGAAACAACCGGCAGCTATGCCTGAGCGTGGTGCGGCGGCGGATGCGAATAGGATCATCACTAGGAATCTGCAGCGTGCAGCTGCAGAAGAGCGTAGTGCCACCAGAACGCACGCTGGTGGACGCCGTTTTGCTGTGGCCGAAAAACATGTCGTGCTTTTCCTCTTCCGTTATTTCAAGGCCCAGCGTGCGCCAGTTGCGAATAGTCGCGTTAAAGTCATTCTCGGCCCTGCTGATTTTGCGTGTGTTGTGTGTTTTCATGTGGTGTGTAGCTGCCATTGGCAACTGTTGGCATCTTACAGCATCTGTGTGCATCGTCAATAAAATATTTTGCACCTATTGCAAAATAGTTATTTCTCTCTGTCGGAGAGCGACTTACTGGAGAGCTCTTTCGACTTTTGCCGCGATTCCTCCAACCTGCCGGAGGATCATCGCTCGGAACTGATCGGTGAGCGGACCTCCGAAGGCATCCTCCAAGTCCATGTAGAACTCGAGGGCCACGCCGGTGTATTTGGCGGCGGTGAGGTGTGCGGCCGGAGCGCGGCGCTGTAGACGTGCATGCGTGTTGTCGCTGATGTTAGCGTACACGCTTGCCCTCGAGCCTGCCAAGCGCTTGGTCTTTTTTGTGTTCATTGTGGTGTAGTTGCCTTTAGGCGCATTCATCCTCAAACGGATGCCAACGAATGTCAAATAGGGCGAACAACCCATGCCGCCGAAAAAAGTGTTTGCATTTGTCGGCGGTCGTCGGCACTATCCGCAAATCAATGCAACCCCACGCTGCATCGAACAACTTTTGCCCAGTGATTTTTTATGCCGTCTGTGCCGACAGGTGCCGACACATAGAGACAGACCAACACCACACGATATGACAAACACACCACACCAACTGCTAACCCTGCGCGAAGCTGCTTCGGCTCTTCGCGTCAGCTACGCCACCACCCGCAAATGGGTGATCGAAGGCCGGCTGCCGTCCATCGCCCTTGGCCGGACGACTCGCCGCATACCAGCGCACCAACTCGCGAAGTTCATCGCGGCGAACACGACCGGAGGCAACTAGATGAGCACGCTCGAAGTCCTCACCTATTTGACCGACTCGACCTTCGTCACGACGACGCTGATTGTGGTTGGCGGATTCCTTGCACTTGAATTCATCGAGCAGATCGGAGGCCAGCGATGAGTTACTTCGCCTACGATCAGTTCGACGACCAGCCGACATCGGTGTCGCCCTTTGGCTGCTGCGAATGCGGAGATCCGCAGTGCGATGGCGATGCGAAGTGGCTGGCCAAGGCAACTGCAGACATCGCGGAGCAGCTGGCGGACAGCGTCCCGGGTCTCGACTCGCCGATACTCAAGTTGATCAAGGAGCGCAATGAAGCGCGCCGGCTGTGCGCGCTGCTCGCCGGCTCCTACCCCGACCTCGCGCTGTGCCTCAAGTCGGACAAGGCGCTGACCAATGCCAATGCCGAGATGCATGAGGCGCTGATGACCTACTGCAAGACGAAAAAGCATTGGGACAAACGCAGCTATGAGATTGGAGGCGAGCAATGAGCGAGGCGCTTGAACACCTCGCCGAGATCTGCAGCGAGCACATTACCGAAGGTCTCGAGCGCAGCGCAGAGCTGCGCGCACAGGCGGGCAAGCTCCGCGGCGAGCTGAAGGCCGCCGATGAATACATCGAGCAGCTCGAGGAAGAGATCGCGGACCTGCGGTGTTCTTACAAGGAAGCGCTGCATCAACTCTCCAAGTTGCAGAGGGCCGCGGCGTGATGCGCGAGTGGATCGATAACCTGGCCGACGAGACCGGCGACGAGATCATTGTCATGGACGGCTTTGACGATTGCATCGCCGGCGTTGTCGAGCGCTTCGGGCAGCCGGACATCGTCTGCTACGACCGCGCCCGGGTCATCGATTCACTGCAGCGCGACGGCATGTCGAGCGAAGAGGCTGAGGAATATTTCCAGTTCAATCAAATCGGAGCATGGGTCGGCGACACGACGCCGTGCTTCCTGCGCAAACCAAACACATGACCCTCAGACAAACCGACAACACCAACTTCTGGCGCCTCGTCCAAGCGTACATCCGCGCCGGAGTCCACGACAACTACGGCACCAACCCGCTGGTGCCGACCGAAGCCATGCTGCGCATCTGCCAGCGAATTTCCAACAAGACCAATCCATGACAACCAAGACGCAAACCAACCGTATCCTCCGTTACCTCAAGACCGGCCGCGGCATCACGCCGATGTCCGCGCTGTCACGCTTCAAGTGCATGCGCCTCGCCGCGCGCATCGAGGAGCTGAGAGACGCTGGCATCCGCATCAATAGCCGGATGATGAGCCGCAACGGCCGGCGCTTTGCCTGCTACTCCCTCGCTTGATGCCGTGTCGTTCAAGGAGTGGCGAGCATGTGGTCGCAAGCGGCGATTCCACACCGCAGCACAAGCACGGCGCTGCCAGCCAAAGATGACCGTCTATCAGTGCCAATACTGCGGCCGATATCACCTGACAAAGGGCATCGATTGGTGGGCCAAGCACATCCTGCAACGGAGGCTCGCAGCTTAATGGGCGCGGACAACAGGCTTCGACGGCGCAAACAATTGCCGGACCCGAGTTCGACTCTCGGCGCGTCCATGCTTTGTGCGTGGCCTGTCAGCCACAACGAGTGGCGCGTGCAGTCGCGGATCGGCGCCGTGAGCAAATACCTGCGCAGCTCGCTCAAGCTCGAGCGATGCGCCTGGGCGGTTTGCGGCGGGCATCTGGTCATCTTCAAGGTGCTCGGCACCAAGGCTGATGCGCAGCGTGTCATGCGGAATGTGACCCGCTCAGTTAGGGAGAATTTTACAGAGAGAGCCTCGGGCGATTTTGACCTCAGAGGCGTTTTTATTGACTGACTATGGCAAGACCGCGGACCACATCCAAACCTCGCCCAAAACGAAAGAAGCAACCTGAGCCGGATCGCGAGATCATCAACGTTAACGGCTACACCGGCATGCAGGTGCCGGAAGCCAAGGCCAAAGCAATCGCCGCGGCACACATCGCTGGCATGCCCTCAACGCAGATCTGCAAGGCGTTCAACTGCAACTGGCAGACGGTCATGGCGATAGTGAGGAATAGACCTGAGCTGCTGGAGAAGGCGCGCGAGATCACTGGAAGGAATTGGAAGACCTTGGCCGCTGTTGGCACCGCGGAACTCATTGATCGCATACCGGATATGCGAAATCACGAGCTTACTATCATGTCAGCGGTATCAACGGAGAAATCAGAGCTGTTGTCCGGCGGCGCAACGCAGCGTGTGGAGCACGTCATGGCGCCGGCTGCTGACGCTTGGGAGAGCTTTGTGGCTGGCTTGAAGCAGGCTGACGTCATCGAGGTGGCGTCTGAACCGGTCAGCGGTGCCGCGGCCGAGCCCCAAAAGGCAGCCGCATTGCCCCCAATTGCCACTGATGCCGATGTCTCAGATGCCATAAGTGCCTCGCCATCAACGGCAACGGACTATACCTAAATACAAGATAAATCAGATATAATGCGCGCATACTTGAACATCACAACGCACATTCCTCTGTCGGACGGGGGCGGGGGCGGTCGAGTGTTCTGATTTTCTCTTAACACCCCCACCGATAGCCGCTCCCGAAATTTTTAGCAAAAACACTTATGATCAACCAGCTAATAAAGAAAACCGCCGAAACCTTTAATAAGCCAACCGTTAGTCAACCCCTGACTAACCCCGAAGCCCCCTCGCCTACCAAACCTTCAGTCGAGCCGGCGCCCATCGACAACTCCCCTCGCGGTCTTGCCAAAGCCGCCGCGGAGGCCGCCGGGTTCGTGCTCGGCGAGCAATACCAGGGCGTCACGTCGCGGAACAAACCGGCCAACGCAAAGCTCCTCTGGGCAGCAGTGGACAACTGGGGTGATCCGGTGCTCTTCAGCGTGCAGAATTCTGCTGACTGGTCTGCCTCGGAGCGGATCTGGGGGCACTACGCCGGGCCGGATGCGCAGGGGCGTTTGCAGTTCGAGAATCGCGAAGGCATCCGCCGGAACAAATTCGGGAGGCGGCGCTGATGGGTCGCCCCGAGCGAGACTGGGCGTGGCCGCTCAAGCTGGCGCCGATGGACAAGCTCGTCCTGTTGGCCATGGCTGAGATGGCCAAGAACGCCGAGGTGTATGCCAGCAAGGGCAAGCTGTCGGCCATGACCGGGATCACCGCTCGCCGCGTTGGCGACGTGGTGCAGCGCTTGATTGCCGCCGGATTGGTCAAAAAGGTCCGCGACCATCGCATCGAAAACGGTAAGCGGAAGGCATGCGACTATGTCCTGTCGGTGGCCATTATTGATGACGCAGCGTCATCGATGACGGAGCGTCATCAAGGACGTGGCGTCATCACTAGTGGTGACGCAGCGTCATCATCATTGGTGACGCAGCGTCATCCCAACCTAAAGAACCAAAAGGAAACCCAAAATACACACGGCTCGGACGCTGGCGCATCCAAGCCTGTTCGTTCCCAAAAACCCAAGTTTGACCCCGCAGCAATTTCACTCCCGCATGGTAATGCGCTCTCAGCGGCTTGGGCTGAGTTTGCCCAGCACCGCCGCGAGATCAAGGCGCCGCTGACCCCGACCGCAGCAAAGCGCATCATCGACGACCTTGCCTCGGTCAACGAGCGCGCCGCCGTCGAAGCCCTGCGCAAGAGCGTGAAGCACAGCTGGCGGGGCGTGTTCGTTGACGCTCCTAAGGACGCTCCCAAGGTCGTCCCAATCCGCACCGGCCCAGTGCAGCCCTCGGAGGCCGAGCGGAGGATGCTGGAGATGGAAGCTCGGATGAAAGGAGCGGCATGACGCAGTCGGTGATTTTTGCAACCCCTGACAGCGACATCGCTCCGGTGACGGAGGATGCGGCGATTCAGCCGGCCGATGCGCGCGACCGGAAGGACGAGGAGCAGCAGCGCGGCGACATTGCGGAGTGGTTGTTTTGCATCGCGGCGCGGGAGCGTGGCTATCGGGTCCGGCATCTGGGCGGCGGATGCAAGGGATACGACGTGATCTTGGAGCGCGACGGACTCCGGCCGATGTTTGTGCAGGTCAAGCACACGCTCCTGCGCACCAACGACGGAAGCAGGTTCTACCGGATCTCAAACAATGTTGCCGGGAAGACCTATGATTTGAGCGCCTACGACATCTTGGCGGTTTACATGTGGGACCGCGGCGACTGGGTCTTTTTCACGCGCTCCGAATTGGGCGACCGCGGATCAACAAGCTACACGCCACCGGAGCTGCGTATGCGTCAGGCAAGAAGCCATGCCTGCGACAACCGCGCTCCCAACAATTGGGAACTTCTAGACGCCCTCACTGCGTCCCTCTGCGCATGAAAACGCTGATCCTCTCAGTCTCCCGCAACGACACCTACAGCGGCGGCTGGGTCGCCGGCATGGTCGGCGCCATGACCAGCCCGCACTTCGGCGGCTGGCTCAAGATGGAGCACGAAAGCGATATCGCACGCGGCCGGAGCAAGCTCATGTGCAAGGCGCTCGAGACCCGCTTCGACAACTTCCTGTGGATTGATGACGACATCCACTGGACCCGCGAGCACTTCGATGCGATCAGCGAGTTGCCGGTAGACTGCGCCGGCGGCGTCTATGTGAAGCGGCATGCGCAGAGCCGCGAGGTGTGGAACGACGAGCTGGGCGAAGCGTGCCCTGGGCATCCTGATGTGGTGCAGGTCAAGGAGGTCGGCACCGGCTTCCTCCGCGTGACCCGCCGCGCCGTCGAGCTACTCAAGGGCCGCGTGCCCGAGGCTCCGGCCAGCGGATTCACGCACTACTTTGCTGCGGGTGTCACTGCGGACGGCGCCTATCTCTCGGAAGACTACGCCTTCTGCGCTGCGCTGCGCTCGGCCGGCGTTCCCATCTGGCTGCATCGTGGCATCAAGCTCGGTCATGTCGGCACGCAAATCTACCGGCCATGAAGACCATTAGCATCGTCATGCCGCTCTACAACGACGCCTTTAACGTGCGCCGCGCGCTGGACTCCGCGGTGTCCCAAGGCGCCGACGAGGTGGTTGTCGTTGACGACTGCTCGACAGACGGCAGCTACGAGATTGCCTGCAACTATCCGGTGCGCGTCATCCGGCATCCCGCGAAAAGCGAAGACCACAACAAAGCCCTTGAGCCCATCATCGAATCGCTGACCACCGACTACGTCATCTGTCTCGCCTCGGACGACTGGCTCTATCCCGGCATGGTCGCCGCCGTGCGCCGCGCCCTGTCGGCTTCGCGCGGAGAGCCCGGCATCATCTCCTGCGAGTTTGACGCCGTAGACAAGGACGGGCAGCTCATCCGCACCAACCGCTTCTCGCCGGTGCAGGTTGAGTTCACGCCGGTGACTTATCGCGCGTACGCAGCGAACTTCACCATGCGCCCCGCCAGCGGATGCACAGCAGCATTTCGCCGCGACATGCTCGTCTGGCTGCAGCGCGAGGACTACGCCTCGCTCGGGCCATGGGCCGACATGTGGGGTTGCCTGCTGGTCAGCCTCATCGCTGGCGCTGTGTATGTGCCTGGCCCGCTCGGCGCCTTCACCATGCGCGGTGACAGTTACTCCGGCAGGATCTGCCGCGACCCGATTCTGCGCGCCAAGTATCTCAAGGCCGCCGAGGCGTTCCTCCTGCGTCCGGCCATCATGCCGATAGCCCAAGGAGTCAAATTTTGCATTTAGGACTCATGCAACAATTCTCAATACCCGTATGGCCTAGGACAGCGGATGTCCGACCCCCTCTGCAATATTGAACTCATATTTATGCAAACCCGCAAAAAACCCAACAAGGTCGCCAAGTCGTCTCCGGCGAAGAACCGCACCCTCAATGTCAACGTCGAGTATGTCGAGGAGATCGCCGATGAGGCTATTGCCACGATCATGGCCCTGCGCGCCTTAGTCCGACAACTCGCCATGGAACTGGAGGACCGCAAAGATGCACGCTAAGAACGGTCGGCCGATCAAGATCGAGGAAGGTCTCCCGGGCTATCCCCGCGGGATGAACCACCTGCTCATCCACGCAGCCTGCGACCGCTTCCTCGCGTCCCGCGGACTGCTCAACACCGACCCGACTGGCCGGCGCTTGGCTTGGCTCTTTGGAAAGCGGAGGACCGCGAAATGAGCGTGGATTTCACAGTCGGCGAGGTCGGCTTCGGTCCCGCTTTCGGCGACCGCAATGACTGCGAAGTTGAGATGCTGGAAGCGCAGCTCGCCGAGAAGCAGCGGCACATCAATGCCCTCCGGCGCGTCCTGCAAAAGTGCGCGGCGCTGTCGCCGGAAATCAGCGATTTGAAGCACGAAGTTTTGCTCGAAACCGCACCGGAAAACCATTGACTTCGCTGCCAATGTTTGCCAACATTTGCCAACAGACGCCAAGACACCACGCAGCACCCCAGTGTCATGGATGACAAACCCACAGAACCACACCTTCACATCACACCATGGATGCTCGAATCATTCGATCTTGTAGACCGCGCGTGCGACCGCTGGCTGCGTCGTCGCGCACAACTTCGGAGGCGCGCAAGTGAACATCGCGCTGACACTCCTAATGCTCATTTGGCTGATCTGCGCCGCACTGGTGGCGACATCGCTAATTGAAGACGACGACGACTTCGGAGGAATGGCATGAAGAAACAAATCGTACCCAACGCACCGGAGGTCGAAGCCGCTGTGCTCGGCGCCTTGATGTCCGAGCCCAACATGATCGACGAGGTCACCGGTCTGCGCGACGAGTTGTTCTTCACGCCCGCGCACCAGCTTGTCTTTGCGACCATCCGCGACATCCGCAGCAGCGGTGGCGTGCCGAACGTCATCGCTGTCACGCAAGTCATCGATGCCGCCGGCCGCAGTGAATTTGTTGGCGGTCCCGGCGTCCTCACCGAAATGCTTTCCAAGTCTGCCGGCGGTCCCGCTGCTGTGGAATACCATGTGCAGACCCTGCGCGACCTTCACGCGCGCCGCAGCATCCTGAGCGCCGCGCAGAACATGCTCGCTGCGGCAGCCGATATGTCGCAACCGGCGGACGATGTCCTACAGCACGCTGGAGAGTCAGTGCTTTCGCTTTCCCTCGGCGCATCCACCGACAGCATGCGTCCAGCCAGCGCCATCGTGCCAGGAATGCTCGACGAATTGGAGAAGCTGATGACGCCCGGGCAGAAGCTCGGCGTCGAGACCGGCATCAAGGCATTCGACTACATGACCGGAGGACTGCGCGGAGGCCAGCTCACCATCGTTGCCGGTCGTCCGGCCATGGGCAAATCGGCCTTCATGCTCAACATTGCCGAGAACATGGCCCGCAGAGGCGTTCCGGTTCTCTACTTCTCGCTCGAGATGCCGGCCAACGAATTGAGCACCCGCGTTGTGCTCTCCCGCGCCGAGACCAACATCGAAGTGATCCGCAACGGCTTCCTCGATGCCGCCAGCAAGCGCCGGATCATGGATGCCTCCGCGCAGTTTTCTTCCGAGCCTATGTATGTGGATGACCGCGGCGGTCTAACCATGCTGGACATCCGCGGGCGCGCTCGCCTTGCCGTCCGCCGCTGGGGAGTGAAGTGCATCTTCGTCGATTACCTGCAGCTCGTCTCGCACACCGGCGCCCAGTCGCGTGAGAACGAAGTCGGCTTTGTTTCGCGCGGGCTCAAGGCGATGAGTATGGAGTTGAACATCCCGGTCGTTGCCGCCGCCCAGGTCAACCGCAAGGCCGAAGACCGCAGCGACAACCGCCCAAAAATGTCCGATCTGCGCGAGTCCGGCAGCATCGAGCAGGACGCCGACCTCGTCTGCTTGCTGCATCGCCCCTGCTACTACGCAGCAGATCAAGAAACCGAGCCCGATCCGCAGGACGCCGAGTTGATCTTGGCCAAGCACCGCGCCGGAGCCACCGGCAAGGTCAACTTGGTTTGGCGTCCTCGCCTCACCCGCTTTGAGAACGCCGCCCTCGGCAACCGGATGACAGACGGCGAGGTCTTCGCGCCTTCACCCAAACTCTGGGAGGCGATCAACGAATGATCAACTCCCGCCAGAAAGGCGCCACGTTCGAGCGCGAGGTCGCCAAGGCGTTGACCGCCGAAGGTTTTCCGGCAAGGCGCGGCGCACAGGTCACGCAAGGGTCTTGGGGGCTCTCTGCGCCTGACGTGATTGTGCCGTGCCTGCCGGACTTTCACTTCGAGTGTAAGCGCCACGGTCGCGCTCGCTTCGACCTAGATGCAGCGATCAGCCAAGCCGAGCGTGACGCCACGTTCCCGCAGATCGCTGCGGTCATCCATCGCAAGGACAACTGCCGAAAACTCGTCACGCTGACTTTCGAGGACTTCTGCAAGGTGCTCCGCAACTCCGACTTTCCTATCCAACCAAAACAACCAACCGAATAATATGGCATCAAAAACCGTAACAACACCCGCGGGCATTGCTCGCTACCCTCACCTCAACGCGCCCGACCGCAAATACGCAACAACGGAAGCTCCGCACGGCGTATATAAAGTCAACTTGGAGATGTCCAACGAGGACGCCGCCAAGTTCATTGAAGCGATTGAGGGCAGCTTCAGTGAGTTCGTCGCCGAGAAAAAGCGCGAGCTGAAGAAAGACAAAATCAAGCTGTATGACTTCCCTTGGGCAGAAAACGACGGCATGACACAACTCAAGCTCAAGGTCAAAGCCATGGGCAAGACCAAGGACGGCGAGGAGTATTCTCGTCAGCCCAAGATCTTTGGGGCTGATGGCAAACCGCTCGAGGCCAACATCGGCGGCGGCAGCCGCATCAAGGTCGCTGTGGTGCCTTACTTTTGGTACACGGCACAACTCGGCGCCGGCATCACCCTGCAGCCGAAAGCTGTTCAGGTGCTCGACCTCGTCACCTGGGGCGATGGCGCAAGCGCCCAGTCCTACGGCTTCGATGTTGAAGAAGCGCCACGCTCCGCGGTCAAAAACGGAACCAATGACAGCGAGGAGTCAATCGAATGGTAACGCAATGGGAAACTCTAGCGGAGTGCGCTGAAAGACTAAGCGTTAGCAAGCGGCATCTGCGCGGCCTAATGGATCAAGGTCACATCCCGTTTTACCGCATCGGGAAGCGGCGCCTCGCTTTAGATCCACGCGAGGTTGATCGGGCCATTGAGGAAAAGTTCCGTCAAGGAGCCAAATAATATGCCAAGCAAAACACCACGCAAGGCAACTTCACGCAAGGGCAAGGCGACTCCGGTCGCCGAGCCCGAGCGCTTCACCGCGGACGGCAAGAAGATCGTCAAGTTGCAGAAGCTCCGGTCACACCAGAAATACCTGCTCAAAGACGGCACGCAAGTTCCCGGCGCCAGCACAATCGCCAAGCTCGGCGATGACGGCTCCTCGCTCATTCACTGGGCTTGGGATCTCGGCAACCGCGGCATCGACTACCGGAAGGCACGCGATCAGGCGGCTGACATCGGCACCATCGCTCACTTCCTGATCGAATGCTTCCTGCACAATCACGAAGCCGACCTGTCGGAGTTCTCCGCGGCCGACATTGAGAAGGCGCAGATGGCTTTCCGCAACTTCAAGACATGGTGGGATGGCGAAGGTCTGACCATTATTGAGCCGGAAGTGCAGCTCGTCAGCGAGCAGTGGCTCTTCGGTGGAACCATCGATGCGCCGTCCCGGGATAAGGACGGCAAGATCGTCCTGCTCGACTGGAAGACCAGCAAAGGCATCTGGCCCTCGCATAAATTCCAGCTCGCTGCCTATGAGCAGCTATGGAACGAGCGCCGACCGGACATGAAGGTGCAGCGCCGGGGCGTTGTCCGCATCGGCAAGGAGTCCGCGGACGACTTCGAGGTTGCCTGGATGTTTAGCTCGGAGCCCGAGTGGAGCGTATTCCGCGCACGCCTAGACCTCTACTACGCGCAGCTTCGTTATAAAAAAGCCGCTTAGTTTGTAATGCCTCAACGCAAGTCCATCCGAATCATCCGCCGCAAACTCGGCCGCGAAAAGGCTGATGGGCTGACCATGGGCGATGGGAAAGTCTACATCGACCCGCGGCAGTCCGGTGCGGATGAGTTGGACACGGTTTTGCATGAGCTGCTGCACCATGTTTGCCCCGACATGAGCGAAGAGGCTGTCGCCGAGAAGTCCGCCGTGATGGCGAGGTCGATGTGGAGAGACAAGTGGAGGCGCGTCCACGAATGACCGCCGCCGGATTCATCCTCATCGGCCTCGCTGCCGGCATGATGATCGGCGCCCTCGCCGCTTACGGCTTCATGTTCGTCTGGGCGGTCAAATACGGAAAAGAAAACGAAGGAGAAGAATGAAAAAAGGACTATACGCAAACATCAACGCACGCAAAGCCGCTGGCACATCGCGCCCGAAAAGCAAATCAACCGTGGACCCAAAGGTCTACTCAGCGATGAAAGCGCAGCGCGGCGACTTTAAGCCCAAGAAAAAGTAATGGCCGGCAAGGGTGACACGCCGCGCAAGGTTGACGGCGAGAAGTATCGCAAAAACTACGAGGCGATCTTCACCAAGAAGACCAAGAAACCAAAGAAATGACATCCGCCGTCCTCATTGCCCTGGTTGGGCTGATCTATTTCGCTGTCGCGGTCGATCTCGGCCTCGTTCAGCACAAGTTTTGGCACGGATTGATCTGGTTTGGCTATGCGGTGGCCCAGATTGGGCTTTGGAAGATCACGATAGCGCACTGATTTATGACAAGAGCAAGAGACATGTGGGATTTGACCATCGAGCCGGATGATCCGGCCCCGGTGAAGACGAAGATCAAGGCGGCGAAGTCGCTTTTGCAGGAGGCTTTTGGCGAGCGGTCTGCGGATCGCATCAAAAAAGGCGGCAAACTGCTCAAGGCGATCGCCGAGCGTAAGGCAAAGAAATGACTTTAACTGACGGCATCAAAGGTTCTGCAGCGGTCGTGGTTGCTATGTGGTGTGGCGAAAACCGGCCGAGAAGCAGTGGTGTGAACCAGCGGAGGCGACTGCAGCGAACCTCCGCGCCGTCACATATTTGATGATCCACGAATTCCAGCGCATCGTCCCGGTGGAAACGCCGGTCGGCTACGGCAGCCTGCTCTACGTTGAGTCCGGCGGGCCGCTGTCGAATGACATCTTCGCTGTTGTGCTCGAGGACGGCGGCAAGATCCGGCACTTCCGCTCGGATCAGGTGAATGTTTTGGAGAATCCGACGATGGACATCGTGGGTCAGGAATCTAAGGGCGCCGGCAAGGCTTAACAAAACGGTCTGGGGAGACCGTGCGCTGACCTGTCGGCGCCCTTTTACAACTTAGGAGAGGGGCGCCGCGGAGACGGCGCAGAGGAATGGAAGAGAACGCACATAAGTCGCGCTTTAAGCCGACCCAACATCCGGTCATGCAGATCGACGCCGATCTGCTCGCCAAGCTGGGGCCGGAGAAGGGCTGGGAATACTTAAAGACGAGAGAAGAGCTGATCGCGCGGGAGGCCGCCGATCCGTTCAGATTCGGCTACGTCCCGCCGGTCTGGAAGCGCGCCAGCGAGCTACTTGAGAAGCACCGCGAAATCCTCGTCATGGGCGGAAACCGCAGCGGAAAGACTGAGTGGGCAGCCAAGGAAGTCATCAAGACGCTGTACAGCAAGCCCGGAGCAGTCGTCTGGTGCTTTCAAACGACCGCTCCAAACTCAATCGAGTTGCAGCAGCCTCGCGTCTGGAAATACATGCCGCCGGAGTGGCGCAATGCCAGAAAATCACAGGTCACAAATATAACCTATTCGGTGAAGGGAGGGTTTACAGAGGCCAAATTCGTGACACCCCAAAACAGCATATGCGTCTTTCGCAATTACGCCCAAGACCCAAGCACGATTGAGGGCGGTGAGGTTGACATGTGTTGGTGCGACGAGCTGGTGCCCTTGGATGTCCTCGAGACGCTCCGGTTTCGCCTAGTAGACCGCAACGGCAAGCTCGCCGTGACATTCACGCCGGTGCAGGGCTGGTCGCCGACCGTTGCGGACTACCTGAGCGGCGCCAAGAACGTGCAGGAGGCTGACGCCGAGCTGTTGCTGCTCAAAAACGACAAGGGCGAAGTCTCTGGCTACGAGAAGGTGCCGGTCGAGCAGATCAATCCGAAGGGCCGGCCGATCATTTACTTTCACACGCAGAGCAATCCTTGGGCTGGTTGGTCGCGCATGCGCAAGGAGCTGCAGAGCGAGACCAAGGAAAAGATCCTCACGCGCGCGTATGGCGTGCCGACAAAAGCTATCGCCGGCCGCTTCCCGCTCTTCAATCCCAAGGTGCATGTCATCCGCGCCGCGGACGTTCCGCAGGGCACTCGCTACCACTGGGTCGATCCGGCGAGCGGCAAGAACTGGGCAATGATCTGGACTGTCTTTGATCCATCCGGTCGCATCATCGTATACCGCGAATGGCCGAGTCAGACCGACTACATTGAGGGAGTCGGCTATGCCGGAGAGTGGGCGCTGCCGGACGGAAAGCTGCTAGACGGTCGCCCTGGTCCGGCGCAGGCCGACTTCGGATTCGGTCTGCAGCGTTACGCCGAGGAGATCCGGCGCGTCGAGGACGGCGAAGAGATCTACGAGCGCTGGATGGACAGCCGCTATGGTCACGCCCGCACGCTGGCCAAGGAGTCTCCGACAACCCTGATCGACGAGATGGCCGAGCTGGATATGCACTTCACGGCAACCCCGGGCGATAGCATCGATGAAGGCGTCAGCATGATCAACGATGCGCTGTCATACAACCCCGAAAAGCCGGTGGACGCGCGCAACCAGCCGCGGCTCTACATTTCGGAGAACTGCAAAAACGTCATCTACGCGCTGCAGACTTATACTGCGGCTGACGGTAAGCGCGGCAGTGTTAAAGACTGGATCGATCTTCTGAGATACGTCTGCCTCTCGGACGCCATGTTCGTGGACGGCGGAACAATGAAAAGCCGCGGAGGCGGCAGCTACTGAACCATGAAAATAGACAAAGCAAAAATGGCGTGCAACAAGCCGCGCCGCACACCTAGCCACCCAACCAAGTCGCATGTCGTCAAAGCCTGCGGCGACGATCTGCCGGTCGGCGGCAAGTTGATCCGCTTCGGCCAGCAAGGAGTGAAGGGTTCGCCGGACGGCAGTGCGCGCAACAAGGCATTCAAAGCGAGGCACGCCAAGAATATTGCCAAAGGCAAAAGCAGCGCGGGTTATTGGGCCGCGAAGGTCAAGTGGTAGCGTGACTACGCTCGACCGCCGTCAGCCACCGCCGCCGGAAGACTGGGCGTGTTGCCCGAATGGTCACCCGCTCTGCCAAGTGTGCGACAAACCGCTCACCCATAAATTTCTCCGCGATCCGCAACTTGGGCCGTGCTGCCTCGAGTGTGCGCCACACGTTATAGCAGCCGACAAACTCCTGTATTGGATGAAGCTAATCAAATGAACATATGTCTACGCCGTAAACATGTCCTCAGCGACATGTATAAAAAACCCGAAGATTTCGACACATCCGCCGCGCTGGCCTTCCCGCGCGAGACGGCACCGGCGGCATTCGTTGCCGTCATGCTCAATCTGCAAGACCGCATTGCCGACGCCACGCTGCTCGCCAGCAACATGGCCACCGCAAAAGACCCCGGCCTGCTCGCCCACGCCGCGGGGCAATTGAATGCGCTGCAGGAGCTGTGGGACGACATTGAAGCCAAGCGCGCAGAGGCGAGTAAGTTGGCATAGATGTCGCGGTTCTGCCATAGTGCGGCCATGCGAAAGGACAGAGCACACTTTCTGGCTTCACTTAGCTTCTTGGTTGTCTACGCAAGCATCATGGCAACGCTGTGGACGGCGGTTGGCGCTTACGTCGGGGATTCACATTGGGGCTGGATTGTGCTGTCCGCCGCCGTCCTAGTAGCAGGGTTTGCCAGCACGCTCTACTTCGACAGGAAGTGGATGCGGTAGTTGTCGTAAAACGTCATTAATGACGAATTAAGGTGGGCGGTTTGTGATAACTCGTCATTTCTGACGCATTAACAGCATAGTAATTATGGCATTCGTGCAAAGGGTGGGGACAATTTGCCGCCCCCCTTTAAAATAGTGCTGGACATTTGTACAGCAGTGTGAGAAGATAGTTGTATCAACGTGGAGTCGCGCCCTCATGGCGCATCGGTGTTGGTCGGACTGGTAGACGGACTACCTGGCACTACTTGGAGGTTTATCCATGGCGGAAGGACAAGCGGCTACGGCCGCAGGAGAAGGCAAGTCGGATGATTTTATGGCGTTAGTCCTCGAGGAGGTCGGCGGAAAGCCGGTCGCCGCAGAGGAACAACAAAAGCCGGAATCCGACGAGATCATTGACACGACTGACGAAGACAAGGAGTCCGAGGCCGAAAGCGCCGAGGAATCCGAAGATTCGGGAGAAGAAAAAGCAGAGGACGAGGACTCCGACGAGGACTCCGAGGACGAGGCTGACAAGGACGACGAGGACAAGGACGAAGCGCCGTCGCAGGACAAGATCCAGAAACGGATCGACAAACTGACCGCGCAGAAAAAGGAAGCCCTTGAAAAGGCCCAGTCCCTTGAGACCGAAAGCGCGCAGGCCAAGGCTCGCATCGCCGAGCTGGAAGCCCAGATCAACGAATCCGCGCGACCGGTCCTGACGCCTACCGCCGAGAACCCTCTGGCCGATGTGGACACACCGGAAGCGCTTGAAGCGAAAATCAAGAGCGCGCAGGAAGTCCGCCGATGGGCGCTGAAAAACACTGACGGCGCCACCGTCCGTAAACCGGACGGCAGCGAGGTCTACCTCGACGCCGATCAGGTAAAGGACTATTTACTCAAGGCCGACGACGTTCTCACCATCCACGCCCCAGCCCGCAAAGAATGGCTGGCACAGCGTGCGCCGGCCGTTGAAGCGGCCAAGAATATCTTCCCCGAAATGTTCCAAAAGGGAACGCCGATGCAAAAGGCGTTTGAGGCCACGGTCAAACAGGCGCCGGAGCTGCTCAAGATCCCCCAGGTGGAATACTGGGTCGGCTTGGCTCTTTTTGGAGAGCAGCAGTTGATGGCCAAACAACAGGCGGAAGCCGCCAAGGCCAAAGCCGCCAAGAAAGTCTCGTCAGCCAAGTCAGAAGGAAAACTGCCTACTCCCGCGCAACCAGTCAGCTCTGCAAAGACTTCCACCAAGGGCACTGTCCGCAGGGACGTGCGAGACAGAGTTCTGTCGGGCGCCGGTGGTCTTGATGACCTCGAGGCGTTCGTTTCCGACAGGCTCTTCGGATAACGAACCTAAAACCAAGAAAGACCAATTATCATGCCTAGCACTGCAGGGGCTCTGTTTCCCGCAACCGGCAACCGCGAGGATCTCCTCGATGTGTTGACCGTTGTTGACGCGAAAAACACGCCCATCTCTTCCAGCATCGCCCGCACCGCGGCCGATCTCTCCAATCCCGGCGTCTACAGCTACCTCGCCGATTCGTACAATGCTCCTTCCACCGATGGTGTGTTGAGCAATGCGGACGTTGAGAGCTACGACGATCCGACCAAAAACCGCGTTCTCCTCTCGGCCCGCGCCCAGAAAGTGCGCCGCACCGTGCGTGTGGACGACTTCCAGGCCAACATCGCCGACGTTGCCGCTATCGGCAAGCGCAAGGAAATGGCGCGCGCAACGGCCAAGGCTCTTACGGAAATCAAGCGCGACGTTGAGGCGATCATCTCGTCCGACAACGAGTCGCAGGAGCAGTCCGGTGCCAATCCCTACAAGACCCGCGGTCTTGGCAAGTGGATCGCTACCTCCGGCTCCCAGACTGATTTGCCGGTCCCGGCATCCCAGGCTACGCCGAGCGCCAGCATTAACACGACTGCCACGACCTCTCTCACCGAGAGCAACCTGCAGGACGTGCTTCAGAGCATCTACGAGCAGACCGGAACGACCGACCGCTTGGTCGCCGTTGTCGGCCCTCGCTTGAAGAAGGCTATCACCAACTTCACCCGCTTCACGGTCAACAGCACCAGCAACGTCTTCAATCTGCGTCAGACCACGCAGAACGCCGAAGCTGGCCGCTTGGTCAGCCATGTCTCGTTCTACGAGGGTGACTTCTCGACCGTTGAAATCGTGCCCAGCCTTCTTTTGGCCAACACGGTTGCTACCGACAACGAGAAGTTCGCTCGCGGTTACATCCTCAACGCCGACCATATCGCACTGCGTTATGGCCGTCGTCCTCGCTTCCAAGAGCTTGAGGACATGGGTGGTGGCCCGCGTGGGCTCATCGATTGCATCGTGTCGCTCGCTTGCTACAGCCCGAAAGCCATGGGCAAGTTCGCTGCGACTTCCTAGTCCAACAATTAACGAAGGAGAATAAATCAGATGCAACTGTTTGAATTGCCCATCGAAACCAAAGCCAGCACTGGCTTTTCCCATAAGGCCATCGTCACGCACAGCGACCTCACGGTCACGACTGCGGACGCTGACCAGACCATTGAGCTTCTGTCCGTTGCCGCCGGCGACGTTGTCGAGAAGGCTGCCATCAAGTTGGTAACTCCGTTTGAGGATCTCTCGGACACGGCCCTCAACGACACGCAAGTCCAGCTCGGCGACGGTGGAGACACCGACCGCTTCGTCACGGCGACCCAAGTCAACGACAACGGCACCGAGGTCTACTACAAGTCGCACGCTAACACTACGGCGTACGCTTACACCTCGGCCGACACGGTTGACCTCTTGGTTGAGTCTATGGCTGCCAAGTCGCTTGTCGATATTGATGCCGGTGAACTTCACGTTTACCTGAGCATCACCAAGCTCTCGGCGATCTAAGCGTCTTAACACACTGCGGCCCTCTTCGGAGGGCTGCAGCAGTTAGGATGTCAGCGGAACTATTCAGCGACCTTGTCGCTGATCTGGGAGAAGAGATGTCGTTCCTCGTCGCCGAGGAGCTGCAGCGCGGTTGGCAGGCCGACAAAGTCCTCGCCGCCGTGGAGGCTGCCAAGATCAAGCAACTCAACGACCAGATCGAGCACTGCACCGTGGAAGGTCTCGGTCAGCACGTCATGGATGTTCCGGCCGACGCCTACTTCGCCTGGAAGAAACATCTCGGCGACGGCTGCTGGGGCGACCGCTCATTTCGCGACTGGTTCCGCAAGCACAACCCCGAGACCGCAGTCAACTACACGCCGCGCAAGACCACAGTCCTCGTCCCATGAAGCTAGACCAAGATCAAATCACCGGCTTCCTGCGGGACATCGATCAAGCCGACGCTGACGGCTCAACGTACATTCAGCGGAAGCTGCGCAACTGGAACACGCGCTACTGCATCTGGCCCGGGCAATCCGAAGACGGCCGCAAACACAAGGGCGCTCTTGGGCAGCAGCCATTCCCATTCGACGGCAGCAGCGACGTTCGTATCCGGCTCGCGGACATGCTGATTTCAGAGCGGGTGACCATGTTGGTCTCCGCATTCTTCAAGGCGCGCGTGCAGGTGCAGCCGGTTGAGTCCATGGACATCGACAAGCGCCAAGCCGCGGAAGCCGTGCTCAAGTGGCTCTTGTTCCAACATTGTTTGGACGATCTCCGCAGGGAAGTCCGACTCGCCGCCGAGTTCCGCGAGACCTACGGCCTCGCCGTCATGGCCATCGACTGGGTCAAGACCACGCGCACTGAAGTCAAGAGCTTCAGCATGGACGACGCCATGGCGATGCTGCAGGAGACCCAAGATCCCAACCTGCAGGCGCTCCTTGAAGTCGTCCTTGATCCCGAGCAGGAGGAGCTGGCCGCGCAACTCATGGGCGAAGTGATCCCCGAGCTTGGCAAGGTCAGTAAGGTCCGCCAGTTCCGCGAAAAGGGATTTGTCGAGTGGGAAAGCCCATACATCTTTGAGTCCAAGCCGGTCTGGCAGGCTTTGGAACCTTGGGAAGACATCATCTTTCCGATCCAGACCTGGAGCCTGCAGCGCGCACCATTTGTCGCCCGCCGGGAGCTTGTCACCGAGGTCGAGCTGCGCGAGCGCGCCGCACTGGAAGGCTGGGACGAGGAATGGACCGACCGTGTCGCCAAGTTCAAGGGCGAGCTTCGGCGCGTCAGCATGAACATCCACCGCACCGATCAGTTCCTCTACGAGCAGCTTCGGGACATGATCGAAATCTGGCACGTCTACCGCAAGGAGATCGACGAGAAGACCGGCGCCGTCCGCGTTACCCGCACCGTGATGTCCTACAACGTGACCGACAAGGTCGCCATCCACGACATCCTGCCGTATGCCCACGGCCAGTATCCTTTTGTCGAACTAAGCCGCGAGCGCACCACGCGCCCGCTGCTTGAGTCCCGCGGCATCCCCGAGATCGTCCAGACGGCGCAGGAAGAAATCAAGGTGCAGCGCGACTTCCGCGTAGACCGCGCGTCCATCAGCATCCTGCCGCCGGTGCGCGTGCCGGCCAACCGCGGAAAGTTCGATCTGGTGCTCGGACCCGGCATGCAGATTCCCGAAAGACGCCAAGGCGAAGTCTCATGGATGGAGCCGCCGCGCTTTGACCAAGGCAGCATTGAAGTCGAAAACGCCACGCGCCTTGACGTTAACACCTACTTCGGACGCATGGCTGACGGCGTAGCGCCTCAGCTTTCTATGCTGCACACCCAGGAGCTGATCGATGGTTGGCTCTTGGACATGAAGCTCTGCGTAATCCAGACGATGGCGCTGGCGCAGCAATACATGACTCCCGAGGAGGTCGCGCGCGTGACTGGCAACGCGCTGCCGTTCGCAGCCAGCCCGCAAGACATCCGTGGGCGCTTTGACATCACAGCCGAGTTTGACGCGCGACTTCTCGATGCCGAAGCACTCGGCGCCAAGCTCGACTACCTCGCCAAGATCCTAGTCCCTATGGATTCCTTCGGCGTCATCGACCGAGTCGGCCTCATAAAATATATGTTCCAAGCCGTGGACCCCAACATGGCGTCCATGCTCGTCCAAGACATAGGTGCCGCCACCCAAGCGGAGATCGAAGACGAACAAAGCGCCTTCGCAAAAATCGCCGCAGGCACCGAGCCTCCGTTGAAAGAGGGCGGCCAAAACGCGCAGGTCCGCTTGCAAACGCTCCAGCAAATCATCCAGTCCAACCCGGCCGTCAGCCAGCGCTACCAGCAAGACGAAATCTTCCGCCGCATGCTCGATGCGCGCATGCAGGCATTCACCTTCCAGCTTCAACAGCAACAAAACGCCGTCATCGGCCGCGTCGGCGCGCAGCCCGCGCTCCAGCAAATGGCGCAGGAGCAACAACTCGGAGGACCGCAAGCAGCGGCTTAATAACTCATGGCAGCTTTCCCCAACGTAGCAGTTCGTAACGTCGCAGGATTCAACATCCCGCAGTTCGACCATGTAGACCTCGCCTACGTCGGCAGCACGAACAACATCTCGACCGTAACCTATAAAGAAGGCGGCGCGTCCGGCACCACAGTCGCAACTCTTACATTCACCTACATCGGCGGCACGCCGTCCACCGATGACGCCAAGATCGACACGATTACCAAGAGCTAATGGGCTGGAAGTTCAATCCATTTACAGGCGCGCTTGACCAGACTGGTTCTGGTGGAGGCGGCTCTAGCTACATCGACGGCGAAGTCGCCACCTACAACGACCTTCCGCTCGACGGCACGGCCGCGCTAAACACCGCATGGCTTGTCCGCGAGGCCAGCGGCACTTGGCTCATTGGCCGCAAACCCGCCGGCCTATACATCCGCACGGCGACAGCCGGCGTCTCGCGGGATGCCGATTATACTTACGCCGGCATCTTCCCTGACGTTTTCTCCGACGCCAACTTCACGCTTTACGACAACGGCGACAGCACCAAGACCGCACAATTCCAACTCAGCGGCATCACCGCCGGGCAGAACCGCACGCTCACCGTGCCCAACGCCTCGGGCACCATCGCGCTGACCACGCTGGCCGGCTGCCCCGCCGAGCTGGTCATCGCCTGCTCGGACGAGACGACCAACCTCACCACCGGCACGGCCAAGGTCACATTCCGCATGCCCTTCGCCATGACGCTGACCGCCGTGCGATCATCGGTCAACACGGCTCCGACAGGCTCAACGCTCATTGTGGACATCAACGAAGGCGGCTCATCTGTGCTTTCTACAAAGCTCTCCATCGACGCCTCTGAGAAGACCAGCACAACCGCCGCATCCGCCGCCGTCATAAGCGACAGCGCCTTGGCCGACGATGCGGAAATGACCATCGACATCGACCAGATCGGCAGCACCGTTGCGGGCAAGGGGCTCAAAGTCACCCTCATCGGAACACGGGCATGAGTGCGTTTGTTATCAATCCTTATCGCTTTGCCGCGCCAGATCCCGAAGCGGGCCTCACGCTGACAAGCTCATTTGCCGTTGGCACAAATATACAAAGCGGAGACGTAACGCGCACGCAAAACGCCGTTTTCGCCGCAGACTTCACGGTGCCTTCATCGCCATCCGGCCTAATTTACGAGCAGGGCGGCAGCGGGAGCGGTTGCTATGTTGGTTTCCGCAGCGGCAATCAATTTGTCATCCGTGCTGGCTCTGGCGGCGCGAACGCCCCAACAACATCAGGCTCCGACTATGCCGCGCTTTATTTAACAAGCGGCCAGCCATCTGGAACCGGAACGCTGGTATGGGAATTTGATATAGCCAACAAATCAATCAGAGCTTGGTGGAACGGCGCATCGCTCGGAACCGCAACTTCAACCGGCACATGGACGAGCAGCCAGTGGGCCGGCGCCAATGCAGGAGAATACTTTGACACTAGCTCTGATTTTCCGGCGGGAGAAGTGGCGACAGCCTTGGCGGCAACAGGAATTAGCGATCTCCGCTATTACAACAATCAACTGGTCACCCTGTAATGAAACTTCTCTACGACACCCAAGCCCAAAAGCTCCTGCCGTGGCCGCGCATTGATGAAGAGCCTGTGGTCGGTCTGGCGCCGCACCTCTTGGAAGTCACCGTCATCCAAGAGCCGCAGCCGTCTTTCGATCCGGCGACCGAGCGACTGGAGAAAACCGAAGCCATCGACACCGCCACCCGCACCGTCACCCGCGGATGGTCCGTCATTGCTGTCCCGCCGCCCGCCTTCACCGCCGAAGAATGGGTCGCCCAATTTCTCAGCAGCACGCAGCTCATCGCCTTGGCCGATCTGCGCCTCGACTTTGCCCTGCGCGGCCTGCCGCTCACGCCGCTCATGCAGCAGCTCCGCGACTGGACCACGTCCCTCATGGTCGCTTGGGCCGCCGATCCCACGCCCAAGTCCGACTGGACGCCGGCCCCGTGCACCTACGAAGCCGCCAGCAGCGAAGCCGTCGCCGCCCTCTCGCAGCCATGAAGACAGTAACGGTCCAATCCATCCTCCTCAACGCCGCTAGCCGCGCCGGCTTGGATGGTTCGTCGATTGACAACCTCTCGTCCACAACCAAGACGATCATGTTGTCCAACTTGGACATCCATCTGCGCGCCGCATGGGAATTTTTCGACTGGCCAGACCTCGTCCGCATCGAGCAGCGCACCGTGCAGACCGGCGTAGAGGACGACATCTATATTGATCTTGCCCAAGCCGGCGAGACCGAGATCGGCACGCTCTTCAATGTCTACCAGGACAACCCGAACACCCACGCCGCGCCGCGTGAGATCAACTTCTGGGTGGACGTGGACAAGGTCCGGCTGCCAAAGGATTGCCCCGACGAAGTCTACGTCCGCTTTCGCCTGACGCCGACCGAGATCAGCGCCACGACCAGCACGGCGCTCGCGCAGACCGTCCCGCAGTTTCTCGCCGATTACATCAAGTTTGAGCTGACGGCAGATTTACAAACTGAAGACGGCCAGCTCGACAAAGCCGAGCTAATGCGCCAGCGCGGCGAGACCTACCTCGTCGGCGAAATGGACAAGGTCATTTTCCAACAACGCCAGCCTCGCCGGTGGTCCGCGCAGGTCGGCCCTTACTAACAGCTAACAAAACAAACCTATGGGATTCCCAAACGTAAGAACAACCAACCGCAGCAGCGGTTGCCAACTCATCGCTAACACCGACACGATCACCGGCGACTTCGTCAGCATCGACGTGCTGGCCGATACCACGAAATTTCACACCCTGACCGGCAACCAGACCGGCTTGGCCAACGAGACCGAAGGCAGCGCCACGGCGATCCCCAAAGGCACGACCATCGACGGCGTCTTCACGGCGATCAAATTACACGCCGGGTCGGTCATCGCTTACAAGAAGTAGTCCCATGTTTGCGCAGCATCATCTCTCGACTGTGGAACGCGGTGCCCTGGGGACGTTTGCCAGCATCGGCTCTGCCGCCGTAAGCCTGGTGTCGCAACTGGAAGTCTACCTCCGCGTGGCCGGTCTGCTCGTCGGTCTGGCCGTCGGCATCGTCACTTTAATTTCGGTCCTTCACGACCTGAGAAAGAAACAGAAAGAGAAATAACTATGAGAAACTGGAAAACAAC